TATAATGTTTCAAATGTAACTCATGATGGTTTTTTAAATGAATGTTTTAAAGTCCGTGATGATATTGTAAACACATACGATAAAATATATGTCCCTTTAAGTGGAGGAATGGACTCTGAATTTGTCATAAAATGTTTCGGTAATTCTGCTACTCCTATAATTGTAGATACACCAGGTAACGTATTAGAAGTTTCTTATGCATATCATTACTGTAAAATTAATAATATAACACCAATTGTTATAAAAAAAACAGAAAAAGAGATGTTAAAAATATTTTATGAACAAATGATAAAAAAGATAAATGGTAGAGCTTCTGATACTGTTGCTAATTACATAGCAGTTAAATATGCTGTAGACAATGGAGGTGTAGCAGTTATAGGAGAGCATGCATATTATGGTGTAAATGAACGGGATTTTTATAACGATATATTGATTGATGAAAATTCTAGCTTATATTTTTTTATGTGGACACCTGAAATAATAAAGGCTATGCAAGAAGAATGGAAAAAATTTGATGACCATCAAGAGTTTAAATACTCAATTTATAATATTCCTTTTAGACCTAAATTGAAATATAATTATAGTACAGAATATCAGAATATTTTATATAAACTATGTAATTGTCAACCCCCAAACCCAAAAGAATTTTATATAAATATATGACATTTAGGAGTTAAAAATGACACAACTATGGTCAAATACGTATAACTATGATGCTCTATACCCAAAAAATAATAGAAACAATTATTACCTGTTCATAGGTTCTAATGGTAGAATACAAACTAACGATTTGATTAACAATTATTCTATTAAAAGTATTTTAGATTATGGTTGTGGTTATTCTAATAGCGTACAGTCTAGCTGTAATAATTTTAATATTACAGATGTTGTAATTTCAAAATATGATCCATTTATACCTGAATTTTCAACACATCCTGATACACCTTCTGATTTTGTAGTTTGTTATAATGTTCTACAATTTGTTGAACCGCAGTTTTTAAATAATGTAGTTCAGGATATTTCCAATTTAAGTAATAAAATAACTTTGTTTAATATCGTTATTCCACCTATAGGTGAAAATACAGTATCAAACACAAACCCAATAGTTTTAAAATATATCAATGCTTTTCAATCTGCCAATTTAAATATTGTAGATTTTAAAATTAGTAATACCGAAGATAAAATTGTTATTCTAGGTAATACAATAACTGATGAAACAAAAACGGTTATTAGATCTTATAATACATTAGATTTAACTATACTAGCTAGCAAAACGTAATAAAGGGATACATTATGATTAGATTATGTTTCGTAGCAGTAATGCTACTGTTTTCTCAACCTTTGTTTGCTAAAGAAGAAATCACGATTATTACTAGGAACGCTGCTTCTTCTCCAAGTATGGTTACTGGTTCTATTCTAGTTAAACGGTTGAACGCTATCCAGGACAAGTACAATTTTACTCTTCGTTCTGTGTTAGGCAACAACGGAGAAAATGCTGACCAGAGAGCGTTGGCGCTGGCTAGAAACGGAACCAAAGTTTTATCGTTTGGACCAATCGCCTCATACACTGTCAATAGATATGAGGTAGGTCCAACTTTCGATAGAGACAACGACTTTTATTTTATCAAGTCATTCACTACAACATATCAGTCTGTTGTAACGAACCCAGACGATACTTCAAAGAACGCTGATGAGTATTTTGAAGCTCTGAAAAAGAAAAACAAATCGTTTTATGGTATTACAATGGAAGCAGGTTCTTCTGGTTACTTGACGAACATATTACTTCGTCATTATAATATTATCAACGCTGAAAAAATAAAGTATAAAGATTTTGCTGAAATTTCCAGAGCTTTATTGAATAAAGAAATCGATTTTTCTATCTACATTTTTCCTGGTATTGGTAGCCTAAAAGAAGTATTAAATTCTAGCACAGGCGCTAACTCAGGAAAAGAATCAGGTATTGAAGATTTCTTTTATGAGAACAACAGCTCATTTGCTGTTCCGAAAGAGTTTAAAGAGTTTGGGTTAGAAATTAAACCTTATTTTGATCAGCTGTGTAATGACCCGGAAATTAACGAAGCTGTAGAAAAATACAAGTATAAACGCACTTGTTATGATGATGATATGATGCGTCAAAAAATTGAAAAAGAATTAAAAATGATTGAAAAGTATAAATGAAAATTATATCACCAGCTGATGATCCAACATTAGACAACGGTTATTATTTGTATAATGGAAATATACACACTGACCGCCACTCTATAGCTGATGAAATATTATCCGACCCAATAAAACTAAAAGAATACAATAAAACAAACGCTTTGAGAAGCGACGAAGTGGTCAAATTTATATTTCATGATGAACATTTTTCGAAATTTGACTGGACAAAAGAGCCCCCTGAATCTTTACAAAAATTATATAGACAAAGGGCGATTCAGCTCAGGGACAAATACAAATATTTGATAGTGGGTTATTCTGGCGGCTCTGATTCGCATCAGATTTTGCAAACGTTTTTAGACAATAACATTTTTATTGACGAAGTTTTTACTTCTAATTGGGAAAAGCTTTTAGATGGTATAGACAGAAACGAACTGGCTTCGGATGAACATTTAAAATTTTTTCTAGAATATGAATTAAACGTAGTTCCTATGTTGAAATTGATAAAGGAAAAAAGTCCTTTAACAAAAATAACTGTTGCTGATACTTCAGATTTTTTATATAATGATGCTAAATCTGGCAAATTTGAAGTTTTAGGTATGCTTAGAACGAATGGCGGTAGTTTTAGAGGGTTGTTAGTTCCTATCCCTCAAACTATGAAATTATTCTCTGGTTATTATGTTAATAAAATGTCACAAGATAGCATAGCACTAATATCAGGAATAGACAAACCTTTGATTGGTATATATGATAAATCTATATTTTTACATTTTTCTGACGTAGGGTATACATACGACAAATTAATCAATAACAAAATTATTGATAAAACTTGTAAAATAGAGTATTTTTTCTGGACACCGGATTTCCCTTTCATACCTATGAAACAAGCGCATGTTGTTAAAAGGGCTTTAGAAACAGATAAAATATTTTACAGCCAGTATATCAATATACGAGATAACGCAAATAGGCATGACTTAACAAAAAAATTCGGTCACAATCATTGGCATGATTTTGATCAAATTTTAATGCATAAAATTTACCCAGATTTAAAAGGGTTGAATTACGTTGTCGGTAAACCGAAAAAAATAAGCCCAGAATTAAAACTACTTTCCAAATATCATGGGATGGAAAACGTTATTGCTGGAGCTTATGCAGAAGCATATTCATACAGGATGAAAAAATTTGCTAAGTTGAAAATGGATATGTTGAAATACGCTATACTAAGCAAAAAATATTACATTGGCGAATTTCAACCAGAATTTAATATTAGATAAATTTTGGTCCGGTCACCCATACAACCAAAGATTTACGAACACCTTTTTTAATTGGTGCTACTCTATGAATCACAAAGGAAGGGAAGAAAAATGCTCTTCCTTTTTTTGCAGGTAATGTTTCTGCGTTCTTTTCATTTCCTTCGTTGATTTGAAATTCGCCGCCAGCGTAATCGCTATTTAAACAAATTGTTACACTGAGTTTTCTTGTTTCTTGTAAACCGCCCGGATCTTGACCTAAATTTGTGTCCATATGCCAGTCGTATTTTCCTGTTTTATCATAAGTCGTGTATTGAAAAGCATCATACCCGTTTAAATTAAAACGATAGTAACGTTCGTTGTTCGCTTCGATAGCTAAATTCAAACGATCAAATATCCAAGCAGTGTTTTCGTCTCTTTTGTGAAACTTGACGCCAGACTTCCTAACCTTTTCAACGGTTTCTTTTTCTTGAGAACCGAAAGTCAAGCCGATTTCGGTGCCTTGGTAATCGCAATATTTTACAATTGAATCAATTTCTTCGTCAGTAAAAATATTATCTTGCCAAACCCATGGGTGCGTTATGCGAGCTCTTTCAACCGGGTCATTATAAATCATAAAAAATTTCTCCAATTATAAACAGGTTGAATGCCAAGAGGGCTTGCTGTTTTTTCTTTGTATGTCAATAAAATATCACCAGCTAAGCAAAGCCTGTAATGTAATATGTTTTGTTCATTTATACCAGTTTCTATTCCAGTGACATAACCGATAGTGTCATGCTGAATAGAAGAAGGAAACACCAACAGCTGCCCCTCTATGGGCGTAAAGGTGTGGGTGTATGAATTTAAATCATCCCATAAATTTTTCGTGTTGTTGTGTTGAATTGAACCTTGATATGGTTCTGATTTAGGTTCTGGGCAATAAAAACGAATCGGCAAACTACAATCTTCAGGCATATTTACATAATACGTAAAAGATAAATGAGCGTCATGATGAGCGTGTCTTGGAGTTGTTGCATTTTTCTTAACGTTCATCCAAGTTTTTACAATATTAATATCAAATTTATATGTATCGATATTTAAACGTTCTATATACGTTTCAACAGCTTCGGAAGCAAATTTGAATAAGTTTTCGAAGTTTTTTTCATGATGCAACGTTACATGACCGGAATATTCGTTCGAATAACCTTCTTGTGTTGTGTATTTGAAAATGTTTTCTACGAATAGCTGTTTAAATTTATCTTTTTCTGGATAATGAAATTCGCCAACTAGCGTCGGAAACAACCTATGTTCAATCATTGTTTTACCTGATATATTTGTCTTAACATTGTTATTATACTTGTGTCTGCTTTAGAAGTAAAGGTAATAATTTCCTGTGCAGATTCGCCATCTATAGGAGACACTTCTAGATTAATTTTTTTGGTTTCTTCTAAATATTCAGGGTCTTTCATAGTCATTTCAAATGCTTCACGAAGTTCTTTTACTCGTTTTTCAGGGACTCCAGGAGGGGCTAAAAATGGTCTTAAAAGCACAAATTGTGATTCAAAAACTTTAAGTAACTCAATATCATTCTCATCTGTAATATAATCTGCTACAGTATTTACGTTAGGATAATCGGGGTGTCTGAGTTTACCATTCCCAAACTGTAATACAGGTCTGATACGACTTTCTGGTTTAACCCAATCTGGGGTTCCTACTTTTACCCCAATTAAATTATATATTACAGCATCTACTTCTTTTCTAATAAGAGCTAATCTATTAGCACCAGTTGTTGGATAACCATTAACGATTTTAAAATCGGCATGCATTATCTGATTTATGAATTTAGCTAGATTTCCAGATGTAGCCCCTTCAGCTCCAACGATAAAATTAGATCTAAAAGTTGTCTCGTTAGACCAAACCATTACAGCGTCTTTACGACCATCTACAATCGAACCGATCCAATTAAATTTTGTTTGATCAAATTGAACTCCTTCGCCACCAAGTAGCCCAACGAATGGAATTTCTTTATAAACGATTCCTATCGTATTACCGTCTTTTGGGGCTACGTTATAAAGGTAGTTAGCCGCTGTTAAACTAGCAGCTCCAGGAATAGCCTGTATGATAATATTTGGATGTTCTGGGAGATATTTTCCATAGTATTTAGATAACACTCTAGCATTGATATTATAACTATCGTCGTTTGACGGTACAATTATTTTTAAATCTTCTGCTAATACGGAAAACGAAATAAAAGCAAAAAACAAAATAAGTAAATATTTTTTCACGATATCTCTCCATTATAAATAAATGAAATATACTGTATATATAGGATTCAAAAATGGCAGTACCAAGATCAAGACAAGAGTTTAAAGAATATTGCTTACGTAAACTCGGCGCTCCTGTTATCGAAATTAACGTAGATGATGACCAAGTAGATGATCGTGTAGACGAAGCTCTACGATATTTCTGGGACTATCATTTCGACGGTGCTGAAAAAACTTATTACAAGTATCAAATTACTGCTAACGATATACAAAATAAATTTATTCCTGTTCCTGATAATATTATCGGCGTTGTAAATTTATTTCCAATCGGGCAGGCGCTTAATACAAATAACCTATTCAATATTCGTTATCAAATTGCTTTGAACGATCTTTACACTTTGACCTCTGTATCTATGGTTCCTTATTATATGGCTCTTCAGCATATTCAATTCCTAGAAACTATGTTGGTCGGTCAGCAGCCTCTACGTTATAATCGTATGATTGGTAAGCTTTACGTTGATATGGACTGGAACCTTGTAAACCCAGGGGATTATATTATTGCAGAAGCATATCAGGTTGTTGATCCAGACGTATATACGAAAGCTTTTGGTGAACGTTTGTTACAAAACCATGCTACTGCATTGATCAAACGCCAGTGGGGTAATAATCTAAAAAAGTTTAGTGGTATGCAGCTTCCAGGCGGTATTACATTTAATGGTCAGCAGATATACAATGAAGCCGAACAAGAAATTAAAGAAATAGAAAAGATGATTGCTGACAGTAGCCTTCCAGCTGCAGATATGATCGGATGAAATATATGGAATCTTTTGTTTACTGTTGGACTGATAAGATTACAAATAAATTATATGTTGGTTCTCATAAAGGAACAACAAATGATGGGTATATTTGTTCTAGTAAACTAATGCTCGATGAATATAAAAAAAGACCTGGTGATTTTTCACGTCAAATAATTGCTGAGGGTAGTTTAAAAGATATTAGAAAATTAGAATCAAAAATACTTCAAGCTGTTAATGCTCGTTTAAACGAACAATTTTATAATAAACATGATAACGATGGTTTTTATTTTGATGGGTGGAAAAGTGGAACTCATACAGAAGAACATCGTCAAAATATGTCAATTGCTGCTTCAAAAAGAAAACGAACAGAAGAACATATAAATAAATTACACGAAGGGCGCAGGGCTTCTAAAAATTCTCCAGAACATAAAGCAGCTTTAATTGCATCAAAAATTGGTTCTACACATAACGAAGAAACAAAAAAGAAAATGAGTGAAAAGAAACTTTCTAATCCTCAAACAAAATTAAATGCAAGCGAAGCAGGTAAAAAATCACAAGCAGCTCGTAAAGCTTCTGGTTATTACGAAACACCAGAATATAAGGAAAAATGTAAGTTGGCTTGGGAAAAAAGAAAAGCTAAAAAATTATTGACACACGGAGGTTTGGCATAATGGCTACCAACTTCTACTTTCAATAACTTCAAAAACTCTGGCGAACAGGATTTGCTAGAGAGTCTTGTTGTTGAAGCCATCCAGATACATGGTTTAGACATGTATTACATTACCCGTGATATCAATCATCTTGATAAACTTTACACAGCTGACGATCAGTCATCATATACGAAACCATACCTATGTGAGTTCTATATTAAGTCGGTTGATGGGTTCGGCGGCGATGGTAATTTTATGTCTAAGTTTGGGCTCGAAATTCGTGACCAGGTTGTATTCTCTGTAGCTCAGAGAACTTTCAGTAGAGAGATAGGCGCTTACACTACACTAGTTAGACCAGTTGAAGGCGACCTTATTTACTTTCCATTAAACAATAAATGTTTTCAGGTTAAATTTGTCAACAAGTTCGAGATGTTTTTTCAACTAGGCGCATTACAAACATGGGAAATGACTTGTGAGTTATTTGAATATAGTGACGAAGTATTTAATACTGGCATACCTGAAATTGACAGCCTACAGAAAAATTTCAGCACTAACATTCTTGATTACACGATTGATGATGAACAAGGTAACTGGATTACTGACGAAAACGGTAATTATTTGGTCGTTGAAGGTTATAATTTAGATACAATAACAGGTACTGGAACAAATCAAGATTTCGCCACCGAATCTGCTGGTTTCATCGATTTCTCTCAAACTGATCCATTTGCCGAAGGGGTTGATGTATAATGTTCGGTCAAACTTTTTATTTTCAAACTATCCGTAAATATGTAACGCTTGTTGGTACTTTATTCGACGATATCTCTATTGTTCGAACGGACTCAAACAATAATATGACTGGCTTAATCAAAGTTCCTATTACATATGCTCCAAAAGATAAAATGCTTGCTCGTTTGCAGCAAGATCCGAATATTGATCGCCCAACAGCCACAATTACTTTACCAATTATGTCATTTGAAATGACTACATTGCGTTATGATGGTTCAAGAAAACTTCATACAACTGGTAGAGTTGCTTACGGTAACACTTCTGCTGGAAGTTTAAAGTATCAGTATAATCCTGTTCCGTATAATATTGATTTTCAGCTTCATATTATGGTAAAAAATGCTGAAGACGGAACCAAAATTGTAGAACAGATTTTACCATATTTTACTCCAGATTTTACAGTAAGTGTACACCTTATTCCCGAAATGGGAGTTATTATGGAAATACCAGTTGTTATGACAGGTATTTCTCAACAAGACACTTATGACGGTTCGTTTACAGAGCGTCAGTCACTCACTTGGACTTTAGATTTTACTGTAAAGGGTTATTTGTATGGACCAGTGAAAACAAGTGCAATTATTAAATATGCTAACACTGTTTTCTATACTCCTTCAGTTTCAGACGGTATGCTTAATACTGCTGTTGGAAATACCCCAGCTGTTGCTTGGATACAAACACAACCAGGCGAACTAGCAAACGGTTCGCCGACCTCTAATTCTTCTGCTTCTATACCTGTTTCAAGTATATTAGCAACAGATGATTATGGTTTTGTTAACACAATTACAGAAGTTAAATAATGACCCAATCTAATAATGATCCTTTGAGTGCAGCTTTAAATTTAACACCAATGACCAAAGACAATCCAGTAAAAGCGTTAGAAATGAAAGCGCATGACGACAGTGCTAAAAACGATTTCGAATTAGCACGTGCAAATATACATGAGATAATTCAGAACGGCAGCTATGCTATCGAAAAGTTATCTCAGATTGCAGATTCAAGTCAGCATCCTAGAGCTTTCGAAGTTCTCGGCACCCTTATGAAAACAATGCTTGATGCAAATAAAGACCTGTTAGACATTCAGAAAAGAATTCGAGAAATCAGCGCTGCTGATTCGCCAACGAATGATCAAGCACAACAAGTGACAAACAACCTATTTGTAGGATCTACGGCTGACCTTCAGAAAGTCATTGAGGACATGAAGAATGGTGGATCTAAGTAAACTTAAAGGGTATAATGGAAACCAAAATCTTAAACGTTCAAACCAATCAATTGAATGGACGCCTGAATTAGTTGGTGAATATGTAAAATGTTCAGAAGATCCGATATATTTTATCGAATCTCATATGAAAATTATTAACATCAATAAAGGTTTGGTAAGTTTCAAACTGTACGATTATCAAAAAGAGATGATCACAGCTATGAAAGAAAACCGTTTTAATGTTATAGCTACTGCTCGTCAGGCAGGTAAGTCAACTGTTACCTGTGGATTTATTCTTTGGTATATTATTTTCCATGCTGATAAAACTGTTGCTCTTCTAGCTAATAAGGGTGAAACTGCAAGAGAAATTCTCGGTCGTGTTCAGCTCGCATACGAGCATTTACCCCGTTGGTTACAGCATGGTGTTAAAGAATGGAACAAAGGTTCATTCGAACTTGAAAACAACAGCCGTGTTATTGCCACAGCGACATCTGCTTCTGCTATCCGTGGTTACTCTATCAACCTACTGTTTATCGACGAAGCAGCGTTTATTGAAAACTGGGACACATTTTTTACTTCAGTTTATCCTACTATTTCGTCAGGCGATGAATCTAAAATTATTCTTGTATCAACACCAAATGGTTTGAATCACTTTTATGCTATCTGGCAAAACGCCAACGAAAAAAGAAATAATTATCATCCAATTAAAGTTATGTGGGATGCTGTTCCTGGTCGTGATGAAAAATGGAAAGCAGACACTTTATCTTCTATGAACTTTGATACAGAAAAGTTTCAACAGGAATATTGTGTTGAGTTTATGGGTAGTTCTGGTACTCTTATTGCTGGTTGGAAACTTAAAGAACTCGTTCACCAAACACCACTAAACACCAAAGATGGTTTATCTGTATATGTTAGCCCCATCGCAGGTAATAGATATACTATAGTTGTTGACGTTTCTGAAGGTAGAGCGTTAGACTATTCGGCGTTTCATGTTGTTGATGTTACTAAAATGCCTTATCAGCAGGTTTGTGTTTATCGTAATAATTTAATCACTCCATTAGATTATGCTGAAGTGGTTCATCGTATTGCATTGGCTTATAATAGAGCTCCAGTACTAGTTGAAGTGAATAATATGGGCGCTCAGGTAAGTCATTCTCTTCATTATGATTTTGAATATGATAATATATTGTTTACTGAAAATAATGGTAGAAATGGTAAAAAAATAAGTGGTGGTTTCGGTTCAGGTTTTGATATGGGCGTAAGAACTACAACGCCCGTAAAAGCGAACGGTTGTTCTTTATTGAAACTATTAATTGAACAAAATCAACTTGTAATTAATGATTTTCATACCATTGAAGAATTGTCTCGTTTTTCTAGAAAAGGAAAAAGTTATGAAGCCGAAGAAGGAGCACATGACGATTTAGTTATGGGGCTTGTTCTATTTGGATGGTTATCAGAACAACAATATTTCAAAGATTTTACAGACATAAATACACTCATGAGATTAAGAGATAAAACTGACGATGAAATTATGCAAGATCTTTCTCCATTCGGGTTTGTTGATAACGGCATGGATGATCCATACGAGGCTTTAGAACTTTCTGAAGGCTCCGGCGGAAGTTGGATGTTTGAACTAGAAAATGATAATTTATAAATAATTACAGGAATTTCAAACACCTTTTCCATGGAAGGAGAAAATAAATGGTAGCGATTACTAACACTCTAATCAGCCCAGGTATCAACGTATCAGAAGTTGATCTTACAACAGTTGTTCCAAGACTTGGCACGACTGTAGGCGCTATTGCTGGTATGTTCCCTTGGGGTCCAATGCAGGAGCGCATTCTTATCGGTAGCGAATCTCAGCTTGTAGCTACATATGGCGAACCAAATTCAAACAATGCCGAAACATTTTTTACAGCAGCAAACTTCCTTTCATATGGTAATAGCCTTTATGTAGTTCGTGCGGGTAATACGACTTCGAATGATGCTAATGCTTATTTGAGTGCTGTTGCTAACGCTGCAGGTTACAATGTAACTAATGCTATTGCTTCATCTGTTTCGGTTCTTAATGAAATTGATTTTTCTAATAAGAAAGCGAACAATTATTCTTACGATGCTAACGTTATGTTCGTTGCTAAGTTTCCAGGCGCTCTTGGTAATTCACTTAAAGTTTCTGTTTGTGATAACGTAAATGCTTACGCTTCAAACGTAAATATCGTATCAACAAGCACAACACCTGATACAACTCTTACTCTTACAGTAACATCTGGAAATGCATCTGTAACAACAACAGATACAACTGGTTTGAAAGCTGGCGCAGTATTGTATTCTCTTTCAAATACTGCTCTTGGTATTACAAGCAACACTACAACAGTTGTTTCTGTTACAAATACAACAGTATTCGTAATTAATGCTACGCCATCTGCTTCAAATACAACAACTGCTAGTTTTGTTACAGCAAGAGGTATTGCTAACATAACTTATGGTTCTAGCAACCTTACTATCACTTTCGCTTCTGGTGGCGCTGCTAACGTTACAGCTCAAAATACACTAGCAACTTCAATTGCAAGTTCATTCTCTAATGGTGACGTTATTGTTCTTGGTAACAGTTCAATCGGTTATCAGTATAACAAAATTATGTCTATCCTTAACACAAGTAACACAACAGCTACTGGTGTTACTTTTGTTCTTAATGATACATATAAACTTACTAATGATTGGAAAGCTAATACTTCTGTAAATGGCAACACTACTGTTGTTAATATTCAGCGTGCATGGGAATATCAGAATCTATTCAATGCTGCTCCTATTACTTCAACATATGTACAGTTGAATGGTAATACACAAAACTGGGTTGCAAACACAGCTAATACACCAGTTGATTGTATGCACGTTGTTATCACTGATAACCTTGGTTCTTTCACTGGAACACCAGGTTCTGTTCTAGAAGTTTATACTAACGTGTCACGTGCGAACGATGCGATCGG